TACCTCATATCTTTCTTTTGGTTGAAATTTGTCAAATGCAGTATTCATATGGTCTATAAATAATCCACACATAGCTCTTGCACTCATCATCGCTTCATCTCCACAAACCCATTCGTGTCCTTTGAAACCACACTCTTTTCTTTCTTCATCACTCGTTTCATACCAATCATTTATTCTTTCTGATACTTCTAACCAATCTGCTCTATCATCAAAAATATATGGTGTTGGTGGCGAACCTGCTAATGTTCTTGTTTTTGGCCATACTGGTTTTACCCACTCGCCGTGAGTTAATTCTTCATTGTTTTCCCACTTTCTCCAATCGTGTAAAGACTCAATCCAACCATAATCTGTATAATCTAAATGTTTACCTTTGTATTTAAATCCACATTGGTCTTGCATACCACCCGTAACATTGACAATGATTGGTGTTCCACACATTAAACTTTCACAAGTTCCTAATCCAAATCCCTCATTGGATGCGATATTAATCGTTACATCTGCAATATTATAAAGATAATTTAGATGTTGATTGGATAATTTTTGTGTAGAGAATATAATGTTCAAGTCTGGACATATTTCTTGAACAACTGCTGGCAAATCTGTTCCATTGTTATCAACTGGTTGAGTATGTAAAACATAAGCTACTTTATCTCTTTTTTCCTTTGGAAGTTTATCTGCAAATGTTTTAAATGCCAGAATAGTATCTGATGTCATTTTTCTTCTGATGTTTCTATTGTTGTAGAATAAACAAAAATCTATTTCTTTTCCTTTGAATAATTCAGACTTCATTTTGTTCATTTCTAATCTTTCTTTTTCATTTTTGACTGGATAAAAATATTTTTCATTTATTCCGTGTGGAACATAAGTTGAATCCCAATCTGTTCTCTCTTTGTGTTGACAAACATTCTGAACTATGTTGTGTGTTTGCTTTGAAATATTCATAATCAAATCACAACTTTCGTAAAATGGTTCGTTCCACCTTGGATAAGGTAAATCGTCCCAAATATTATAATAGAAAATAGGACATTGTTGTCTTAACTCGTGTTCCATATCATACAACCAAGTCCAAAATCTTGGGTCCGTATAGTGAAGAATAGCATCTGGTTGTTCTGTTTTGATTAATGTTCTTAATAATTCTTGACTACCATAGCCGTCAACTGGATATAATTTAAGATATGCGTCCTCAATGCCAGTTTCTTCTCTTGTGGCTTGATTCAAATCAACTATTTTACCTGCGTCTGGATGTTTAATCGCACCAGCGACTTGGACCCAATCGTATTCTTTAATGGTTCCCATAACAATCTCTCTTGACATTGTTCCGACACCACTTGACATTCTTAGGTCGTCTGATAATAAAATGATTTTTTTCTTTTTCTTTTCTGTAACCTTTTTAAGTTTTGGTAAATCCATAGAACCTCTTTCTTGTGTTAATATTTAGAGCCACTTTCCTCTAAATTATCATAATCCATAATCTTTTTTGCAAACTCTTCATCATATACAAATAAATCTAAACTACGATTTACTAATTTTTGTAATGAAAAGTCATCTCTTATTGACTTTTCTCTAAACTTCTTGTAGAGTTCGTCAATGACTTTTACTGATGTTAATTTTTCTTCTTTCATATTGTTCCTATATATATGTATATATAATAAATAGTTAGTTTAACTCAAAATAACGAATTTTTTATTTATTTTTTTACAATATTCTAATGCTGATTTTGTTCCGTTGGTAATGACATCATCTTTGATAAATGCCACAACTTTGTCTGAATATTTCACTAAATCTTTATTTCTTTTGTGGTAGTATCCAACATTATATGGTTTACCATAATTATAAGGTTCTAATACACAATGAATATTGTGTGTTTCGTGTTGTGGTGGAAATTCTGAGTAATCTAATCCAAATTCTAATGCAAATGTCTTGGCATATTTATCTGCTCCGTCCTTTGCACCGCCACTAACTATTTCCATATCTTTATATTCCATTTTTAATCTGAACATAAAGTTTTTGATTTGAGTTTTATTGGTGTAGTTTCTACTACCTATGATTGCTATCTTCATAATCGTTTCTTTTTTGTTTTCTTTTCACTACTGATGAGTTGTCACGAGTTACGAATCTATATTTTTCTACGAAGTCCTCTAATCCCTCTAAAATGCCAGTTTCTGGATTTGAGTAATCATATGCGAATCTATAATACTGAACAAATGGTATTGAAAGTTTTTCTTTTAGTTTTTTTTCCATATCATTTGGTCTAATATCATACCAAACAAAATGATTTCCGTCATCAAATGGTTCTGGATGAAGACTTAATTTGGTTCCATACTCACCTGTTGATTTCCAATACATAATAAAATCTTTCAAAACATTTAAATCAACCGCCTCGTATTCTCTATCATACCAAAAGTATAGTGGAAAATGAACACCTTCAAATTCTGGTAATTGTTTTATTTTCATTAACTCTTGAAATACTTTTTGCTCATAATCTGTGGCTAAAAAGTCCGTTACTTTAATTCTTAAACTTGGTTCTATCATTATAAATCCTTACACGCCCTGCACTTTTTGTGCTTCTCACATTTTTCATAGTCGTGTGAAATGATTTTACCTTTGTCATCATAACACTCGTCCATAAACTCTTGTAATCTTGTCATAACCTTATTGACACTTGGTTTTCCACTTGCTGGCGAGAACGCCTGAATTCTTTTCTGTGGATACATCATATTTTCATATAATCGTCTCTTTAATATTAAATATTCAACATCTATTTTATCTTCTGATATTTCTAATTGTTTTGCCATAAAATGTTTATACAATAACAACTGATTGGTTTTGTTCTTATCGGCTTTCATATATTTGTTCCAACCCATAGTAGATGATTTAATATCAATAATTCTCATACGACCTGTTTTCTTGTCGTGTAGAACAACATCCATATAACCAACGAATCTCATACTCTTTGGTAATTTATAATTTAGGTTCATCTCAATGCCAACTAATTCAGTATCTTTCTTTTTGAAATGACTACCTTTTCTTTTTAAGAACTCATCAATAATATTAAATCCGTCATTAGTAAACTCAATCATTTCTTTTTGGTCCACTTCAAACTCATCACCATATCTGTTTTTAGATTCTTTGTATAGTTCTTTCATACGATAAATCAATATGTCGTGAAGTGGTAAAGCATCAGCTTCTTTTATTGTTCTCTCATAATAACAAACTAAGTATGCTTGAATAGTCTCGTGAATAGCACTACCGAACAATGTGTAGATATTACCTTTGAAAGTTTCTGCCTTGTCAACATAATTCAACTTCCAAGCATAAGGACATTTGTCCCACATTGCGAACTGACTATAACTTATTTTACCCATCTATGACCGCACGGCCTTTCATCTTTTCCCAATCTCTATCATTACGAACTTGGTCGTTTACTTGTTCAACCGCCTCTAATAATCCATAAGTCTTGAACTCATTGATAATCGCTGATAAATCTTTTGGAAAACAATGTCCACCAAAACCAAAGTCTCCGTCTGGTCCTGGAACTGCCCAATGTGATTTACCTAATCGTTCATCATATGTGGCATATTCTACGACTTTGTCATAGTCAATACCAATCTGTTCACATATAGAATACATTTCATTTGCGAACGATACTTTGGTTGCTAAAAATGTATTGGTAAAATACTTTACCATTTCTGCGTGTTTATCACCTGTCTTGACGATAGTGGCTTTTGGAAACACCTTAGAGTATATTTGTCTAAGTTTATTTGTTCCTTTACGACTACCACCCAAGATAATTCTGTTTTGATTTTTGAAATCATCTAAAAAGTTTTCTTCTGTTAAGAACTCGGGATTGAATATCACGGTAACATTTGAGAACTCGTGATTAAATTTATCGGTCGTGCCAGGTGGTACGGTAGATTTAATCACTACGATATGGTCATTTGCTGTTTCGTTAATCTCACGAATAACTTCTTCTACAATGCCAGTATAACAAGTTCCGTCTTTTCTCATTGGTGTAGGAACACAAACAAATATAACTTTTGCTTCTGCCACCAAATCTGATATCTTACTATGTGTTGATTTACCTAAGTCAAACTTGTCATAAGTCAATACATCATAGTGGTCTTTGAAACCAAGTTTGATTGCAGTCCCAACATATCCTTGTCCTACTACTCCTATTTTGCCCATTTGCCCCTCGCTACTACTTGTGCCATAACTCCATAGTTTGACACATCTGAAAAACTATCAGTTACGGGTTCACCCTCAACTGAATTTACTCCGTTTCTCAATAATAATGTTTTCATTCTTTCTATCTTGTCGTTCATTCTGAACCACAATCCTAACAACGATAATTTAATATCTTCTGGTGTTTTTAGAATTGTTCCGACTGCTATATTCTGTGGACCATAATCATATTGTTTTCTACAAAACAATTCATATTGTTCTGATTGTATTTTTAGAAACTCACCTGTCATTTCAGGATAAGTTCTCTCCATATATTTTACGACATCTTGTGTGTCCACCATTTCTTTTTGTGCTTCTGTCGGTTCTCTTTCAAAATCAAGAGCCGAATCTGGCAATCCCTTTGGTGTGTCTTTAATCATCATTTACTCCTATATAAACATTTGTATTGTTATTCTGTTATCCGACATTGGTGTCGTCATTGTTGTTGAGTGTTCTATATTTTCTGATAAATCACTAACTAATAACTTATTAAATTCTGGATACTCTAAAATATATTTATCTAATTCTTTATTGTGATGAATATTTGCACCACCCCAATTCTTCTCCCAATCACGATTTAAAAATAAAGTCATAGCCAACTTTCTATCTTTAAACTCATCATTATGAAATGGTATAAAACTACCAGCCGTCCATATATAAATCATACAAGACATATTATCTGGCATTGTCTTTATCAAACCATTTTTCATAAGAGACTTAACAATTTCATTTGAATACTCTGTTGGTGTGTCCGTGCACAATACAACTGAACTATCCAAAACTATTCCTCTTTCCCAACTATGATTGGTCCAAAAGTTTTTCTCTAATTTATCTTGTTGTAATAGATTATACGAATAATCTACGACATTGTCAAGTAATTTTTCATCAAATATATTATTATATACTTGCATTATTTAGTCCATATTTTTTTTAATAGTTTCTCATCTACACCATACTTTGATATAATAGAATATACAACATCTTTACCCATAATGTCAAGCGTTTTTTCAATATTTTGTGAACTATCTTCAAAATAATCACATAATATATCCATAGCCCACTTTTCTATCTTGGATTTCTTCTTAGATTTAGTGTATCTTAAATATGTATTTCCTCTTGGTAGTATGTTGGTGTAGAATTGATAGACTGATTTTGGTTTCAATTCCCAATATTGTTGTATTTCATTTACAACTTCTATCCACTCTGCTTTCATTGATAAAAATCTATGCACCATATAATTCGACCAAGTTTTCTTGTCCGCATCTGTAATGTTGTCCCAATACAATTGGTTCTGAACATTTGTAATTTGTTTTATGTGGTCAAATAGTGTTTTTGTTTTCATTGTGAATAACCTTAGATATAAATAAATAGTTCATACGAACCTCAAAATGTAAATTATTTGAAAGCATCCCCTAATATCCAAGTGACTATTGAATATCTTACACCTTTTGTTATCGGTCTAACTCTGTGTCCTAAAAATGCAGGGAATAATATTAATGAACCTTTTTTTCTTGTTCCGAAGTAGTTTTCATCACCCTCATCATTTGCGATACTAAATTCAAAATCTCCACCCTCATAATCTTGTTCATCACTTAATTGAATTATCGCTGATATCTTTCTTACTGATGTTTCATTTTTACCAATGTCTAAATGCCAGTCATATTTGTCTGTATTTTCATATCTTAACAATACTATGTCCTCTAACTGATATGGTTTTTCTAATTGAAATTTAAAGTTAATTAAGTTTGACATCTCACAAGCCATAATAATATGTTTAGTCAATTTGAATCCGTCTGATAATACAACATCATTTTTTAATCTTACCTCTTGAACTTTACGAACATTTTCATTTAATTCACTACCCTCATAAGTTCCTGCCACGCCTGACTTTTGTGGTTTTGACTCATCAAATTTTTGAATTAGTTCATCACATTGTTCTGAAGTTAAAAAGTTTTCTCTATGTAAGACAAAATTAAATTTATTATTTTCTTTCATTTGAAAGGTTCTCCTGTAATTATCTCTCTCATAATGTATCTTTCTCCACTTGTTAATTCTGTAACCATATGACTAACGAAAGATGGAAACACCAACACATATCCTTTTTTATATGGTGTTTTGAAAAACTCTCCGTCGTTCGTAAATGCCAGATGTAAATCACCACCCTCAAATTCACTTTCATCTGACAACTGAATCAAACAAGTTAACTTATTGATTGATTCTCTACCTTTATCATAATCTGCGTGCCAATCAAATTTGTCGTTGTTTTTATATCTTAATGCTTTTAAATCTTTGAGAGTATCTGACAACTGAAAGTTCCATACTTTATTATTTAACATCTTTACATATGGTTCTAATTTTTTATTTATCCAAGAGTATTTTTCATCACCATACACATACAACTCCTCAAATGTTCTGGCGTTTTTAACTTCGTCTGATTTGTTATCTGAATTTACGATAACTGCGTTCTCATAACCAGAAATCCAATTGGTCTCTTCTTTTAATTGTTTTATTAGTTCATCACATTGTTCATCAGATAAAAAAGGCGTATGTGTAAACCATTGAAAATTATCGTTCATTTGAAATGATTCCCTATAAAAAATTCTTGTAATACATATCGTGTCCCACTAATGACTGGCTTTACTCTGTGTGATAAAAATGTTGGAAAAAATGTGATTGAACCTTTTTCTTTCGGAACTTCATACCAATTCATATCGTGGTCTTGTAATGCAAATTGTAGTTCCCCACCCTTATATTCACTCGGGTCCGTCAACTGAATAATGGCAGTTAACTTTCTCAATGAACTACTACCTGAATTCATATCCGTATGCCAGGTGTAAAAATTTGTGTTTTTATATTTTATTAATTTTAGTTCATTATCACACTCTTGAATATCAAATTTAAATGACTTCATATTGATTAACTTCGCCATTGAAAATATCTTTTCTTGTAATGGTTTCCAATCTTTGTTTGGTTTGTCAGGTCTTTGATTAGTGTATGGTTGTTCACACAAATACCACTCAGAAGTTTTTCTAAATTTTTCATTTACTCCCAAGTTTTGCTCATCATCTACACGAACTCCACCCTTTAACATAACTTCATTTTCACTAATATCTTTTATCAGTTCATCACATTTGTTATCTGATATAAAATTAGGAATCTGTATGTAAAACTTAAAGTCCTCGTTTTTGATTAATGTCATTTAAAAGTATTTCCTTGTATCCAAGTTAACATTGTGTATCTATCTTTATCATAAAATTGTGAAACTTTGTGTGCTGCAAAAGCTGGAAATATAACTATTCTTCCTTGTTGTGATTCTATTTTATCACCCCATATTTCAAGTTCTCCACCCCAATAGTCGTCATTTAAGAATACAACCGAAGTTAGTTTTGTGGTGGTATCAACTAATCTACCTGGTCCTGCTGCAAAGTCTGAGTGTAGAGTATTTTGTTCTTTGTAAACTCCTGCTTTGTAATACTTACCCTCTTGTAATTGAACACTATCTATATCAAATTTGAAATGTATATCATTTGATAATTTCATTATGTTCCAAACTTTATCTAAATAGATTTTCTCATTTAGTTTTACAACCTGTGCTCCACAAGTGTCTATTTGCTTTGATTCATCATCTATGATTTTGATAATGTCTTCACACTCATCTTTTGATAGAAAGTTATCTCTAACTAAATACCATTTGAAGTTATTATTATGTGTCAGACTCATCAGAAACTAAAACCTTATTTGCGAAATAATTTTTACCATTATCGGTGCTGTTTATATTGTAGGTAATCTGTTGTTTTTTATCCACCTCAATATTTACGAGCGTTAATTTATTCATTTCATCATTTAAAACCACATCACCTATTTGTAGTGGGGCTTTATATCCCTCATCAACCACATAAAATGGATGATTATCTGTGGCTTCAATTATTGTGTTGTTATCAAACTTGTATTTAACAATATTGTCGTGTAATATTTTTGCCGTCTCTAATACCTTTGAATTTTGTAATTTGCCAGTATCTTCATTGTATGTTTTTATCATATCACCTGGTCTTACTTTACAAATTTTTTGATATGTTCCGTCTGATAATGTAATCATAGTGTCATAAGTAAAACATAATCTACAAATTTTATTGTGAACCAAAATATTATTTGCAAAGTAATTGTGTGTGTCATTAACAACAAGATTGTAAGTTTTCTGTTCCTCTTGATATGTTTCTAATCTCACTACTTTTTGTTCCACTATACTTTTATCTTGAGAAACTTGTAAACAAATATCTCCAACCTCTAATTTTTCACAATCCATATCGTGAGTGTTTTTGGTCCACTCTGGTCTTTTACTTGACCAACCTTTTCCTACCACATAATACGGGTGGTCAGCTACATTTTCATTGATGGTTCCGTCTTCAAAATGAACCTTAACAAAATTATGATTCACTGGTGTTTTAGTTTCTAAAACTAATTTCTCAATAACTAATTGTCCGTCAAAGTCATAAGTAGATACAATATCTCCAACCTCAACATCTTCAATATTTTTCACCGAGTCATCACCCATTAAAACTTTGGTCCCTGCTACAAAGCAACATTTAGGTGGCAAATTGTGAACTAATATATTAGATGAAAAGTATGTATCAATGTCCTCAACATCTAATGAATACCAAGATATGTCCTCTTGAACTTCTGTTTTTGATGTGATTTCTAATTCATTTCCGTCTGTATCTAAAAAGTAATTACCAACTGCTATCTGATAAGGATTTCTCCAACCCCAAGTTCCACTTTGTTTTACAAAGTAATATGCGTCTGATGATTTAGATTGTAATGGTATCTTGATACTTCCATTTAATAAATAATAACCATAAAATGTATATGCAACATCTGTAAATGTTCTAACTACGATTGAACCTGAATCATAAGAACCACTTAAATCTGTTGTGGTGTATGAAACATAATCCATAGTTTCATCTGGCATACCTAATGGTTGATATGATTTAACAACATCACCAACTTCTATATCTTGGACTTGCCTTTGACTTCCGTCATACATATTAATCAAACTACCACTCGCTGCAGTTTTTCCCTGAATCGGTTTAAGTCTCCACTCATCACCTCGTTCATCTAAATTCCACTTCGCCATAGAAGTTTTATGACCTACCTCTTGGTCATTTTTACCTAAATATACTATCTCGTTAGGTGTTAACATATGTGTTATTTTACCAACATCTAAATATGATTTTCCGTCTTCATAACTACCACTTTGTATTATATATTGTTCCACCAATGAACCACTATCTATTTCATTTTGATAACTTGAACTATTTGGGTGATAAGAATAAAAACTTAATCCATTAACAAATAAACCAGCGTCAACATCTGCTTTCTTTGATACAAAATCTGGAAAGTTTAAATTATCTGTATATGATGCGGTGTTAAATAAAGGTATTAAAGATGAACTAACCGGCGAAGAACTTAGAATTGTTCTAAATGTATTTTTGTTAAATGAACCACTCGTCATATCGAGTAAAGCATCATCACTATACCAAGGTGATTGCAACCATAAATGGAACTTGTTTAAATGGTCTGTATTTCCTCTTTGTGAAAAATATGTTACTGAAGTATTTTCATTATACTCAAAATTTACTGAAATATTATGTCTGGCAAAACTCTCACTTATTAGTGGAACGTGAGCTGTTGGTGGGTTTGTTCCAAAAAGTTCGTGGTTTGGCATACCATAAACATAACAAGTATCACAACTTTGTGAAGCCACATAGTTTGATATTTTATCATAAACATCTTCTCTTAGTCTAATTCTGGAACCTGCGAAGAAAACATTTGTGTTATGTTCCACGAAATAAATATCATTTGAACCTGTTTCCACTATGTAATCTAAGCCAGACACCACACCGACATTTGTGTTGGTTGGCCAACCTGTGCTTCCTGTTACATAATTATAATATTGTATTGATTTATCTATTACTGACATAGTTTTTTTCCTATATATAAATATAAATTAGACAAACTTTATCCAATCTCTACAAACTTTGATAGAAAAATCTTTATTTGTTTGTATTCCGGCGTGGCCACTCCCAACTAAATCGTTGTCCACTTGCAAATCTAAGTATTCCTGTAATTCATATTGTAGTAATGGAATACTTAAAGATTTTAAATAATAGTAAATTAACATTTTATTTCTATACAAATTATCCAAGTCATTTTCATCATTTTGTATAAGAGTTATACTATCGTGTATTTTTTTTCCTTGCTCGGTTTTCCAGAAGTCCCATTTTCCGTCTGATTTATAAGAGCATTTTCTACCCTCTGATGTGGTGTATTCTCGTCTGTGTGGATAAGTGTGTAGAACAATGACAAAATCAGGTTTTAAATATTCGGTAAATGATAAAACTGCTCTTGATATGGTATCATTTGACAAACCTTGAACACTACAATTTATATAACTATGGCCTGTCCTATCTGATACTCGTTGGACCCAAGTGTCTTTTAGTTCATTACCTAATCCAACGGTATGACTACAACCAAAAACTAAAAACTTTTTCTTGGCAGATTGATAAGTTTCTAAACTATCTCCACGAAACCCAAGTTCATTAAAAGTGTATTTAATTTTTCCACTTTCATCTCCACCTATTTTGAAATGTTCTGAGCTTTTTCTATCTTTTAAGTTATCAAAGATATCAAAACTTTTATGGTCCCAACCCTTCATTTGTTATTCTCACTCATTAAATACATTTTCTATATTTTTCCTCAGTATCATCTTCAGTTATTATCCATTCTGGCAAATAATAAACTTGGTGTGTCGGGTCTTTATATCCATTTTTTAAGTCGTTAGGAACCTTTGCGTCTATCTCATATATTTTAATTTTATCTTCATCAAAAAATTTTGGTGTCCAAAGGGTTGTAGGTTTCCACAAGTGATTAAAAAAAGTAAGTATAGTTCCTACTTTACAATATCTTAAAATGTCTATTGGAAATAAAAATATTAGTTTATCCACCACGTGAGCGTCAAAGAATATAGCATCAAACTTTTCATCAAGCTCTACGGTTTTCCAATCACCTGAAACTATTTTTGTATTTGGTTTATCTTTTGCCCACTCAACTGCTTTGTCGTAAACCTCATCATTAAGTTCAATTATGGTGTGTGATTTTATATCTTGCTCTTGAATATAGTTTGCACTAATGCCCATACCAAATCCAACTTCTAAAATGTGTCCACCATTTCGACAAGTTATTTCGGCGTGAGCTTTCATAACCGGGTCTTCCCAATCTCCCATTACATAATGGTCATTATTATTGTCAAATAATATTTTATTATCGTAATGATTTAACTTTTTTTCTTTCCACTCTTTATCACTTGGATTCATTATACCAACCACTCTCTCTCATAATATCTTTGATTTTTTCTGCGTATGTTTTATGGGATTCCACACCTGGATGTCTCCCTGCTAAATCATATAAATCAAAAAATATATCAATCATATGTTTTGGAATTTCGTCGTCCCAAGTTCCCCATATGATTTTATCTCTACCGATTAGACGATTTAGAATTTCGTAATGATGATAGAAATATAAGTAGTGGTTGTATTCATTTTCTTCTGCGGCTCTTGGTTTATCCCAACATCTACGAGCTACTCCATTATCTTCAAAATGCATTCTTCTAAAACTATGCGGAATCGTTATAACATAAATAAAGTTTTCATTTTCTTTATGATTAAACTCTTGATAAACTTCTGTTATTTTTTTCACACAATAGTCTAAACCTGTTTTTCCTGCTCCGTAGTTCCATACCGAAGTGTTTTCATCTCCCAATAAATGTGGAAATGCTTCTTCTTGTTCAACGTCCCAACCATAAGTCCAACTATCCCCAAAACAATGTATTTGTAATGGAGCGTTTCTGTCATTATATTTTGGGTCTTCAACTCTACTTCCGTTTAGATAATATGCTTCATCTATATTAAGTGTCACGGCTTTAGTATTTTTACCTGGTCGATTATATCTCAAGTCAATGTTAGGGTCTATCGTTCCGTCTTCGTTGGCATTTACAACTCTTTTATTATCATTGTAATACATCTCAACATAATTAATAGTTTCATTAGAATACAATGTGTCCGCGTTTATGATACCACTTTCTTTACTTGAAGGTGGTTTCCAATCTATTATCTTCTTTACTTTATCAACTATTCCCACTTGGTTGTTCTCCAATTTGGTCTATCATATTTTGTGGTATCGTTCCACAATTTCCACAACTAAATACTTGTATCGGAATAACTGCTTCTTTACCTGTTGGTGATACCAAAGCTGATACTTTCTTTAAGAAAAATGCCTGTATGAAAGATGCGTTTCCACAATTCTCACAAACAATAGTATCTGTTTTTGATATATCTAATTGAAGTCCGTCTTGCCTTGGTGGCATTCCTTTTGGATGACTACTCATTTTATTGTCCCTATTATTTCTACAAACATAGCCATAATATTGATTTCTTTATCTACCACGACTGCGTCTGATTGTTGGTATTTACTAAGAATCAATATAGACTCAGCGATATGTCCTGCTCCCCAATCATCTACGGTATCAAATAACAATCTGAATAAATCAGAAAAGTCTGATACTTTTGAATCTGCTAACAATTGTCTAATGTTTTTAAATGAGTTTTTCTTATCTTGTGTTTTCAATATTTCTAACACCTCTAATTTATAATCATTTTGAACAATAGTATTTTCATCAATCGTTAATTGAGAGTTTACAACTTGTCTTTGAGCACCATTGATTACTCGTCTAATATCTGGATAACCACCATTTACAATGGTAGCTATATCTTTTACATCATACTGAACATTTTCATTTGTCAATATATTTGCCAGATGTTGTGCAACTTGTTTTCTATCAGGTGGAACTATCTGAAATGATTGACAACGACTTTGTATCGGGTCAATTATTCTTTCCACATAATTACAAGTCAATATAAAACGACAATTCTTAGAGAAAGTTTCCATAAGATTACGAAGTGCTGCTTGTGCATTTGGTGTAATGTAATCACACTCGTCCAAGATAATAACTTTCATATCTTTGAAACCTAATGTTGATGCGAAGTTCTTGACTTTCTCACGAACCACATCTACACTATTCTCGTCTGATGCGTTTATATATAAATAGTCACAATCAATGTTATTAACCAATAGTTTTGCAAGAGTGGTTTTACCTGTTCCTGCTCTACCGAATAATAATAGATGTGGTATATCACCTGATTCAAGATACACCGACACCTTAGATTTTAAATGGTCATTACCAATATAATTGTCTAAACTGCTTGGACGGTATTTCTCCACCCATAAACTATGTTTTAGACTTTCCATTAGTTAACTGCTTGTGTTGATACCAAGAAATATTCTGAATCATAATTATCGATTGAGAACTTAATTCTTGATAACCCTTGTGAACTAACTTCTAATGTTGCACTTTCACAATCTTTGTTTGCACTTAGAATTGATGCGAACATATTTGCATTAAAACTAATTGGTTCCATTAACTTGAACTTTGTAGTTTCAACCGGAATCGTAACACGATTGGATGCGATACTGGCATATCCAATTACAATTTCTGTTTTGTCATTTTCCGTTAATATCGTAAAGGTTTCTGCTTCTGATAAAGCTCCTTTACCACTAATGAATGTGTTGATGAAATGTGCGTCTACCTTGATACCTAACTCAAATGAATCTGGCAGATTCTTAAGTTCTGGTGGTGTTGGTATAACTGACAAATCACTCAACATATATTTAGATTTTGTTTTTCTTTTTGTATCTTCTAATTCCATAGAAATAAACTTATCACCTGCTCGTGATAAACTTACATCAACATCATCTCCCAATACTGATAGTAAAGAACTTAATTGTCCTGTGTTGTAAACTCCAAGTTCACAAGGTTCTAAGTGTTTAAATTTACTTAAAACTACTTTACCCACGACTGACTTATCACCTGAGATAAATCTTGTTGCTAAACTATCACCATTAGAAACCCATTTAGTAGATTTTATTTCTCCACCTAATGTGTATTTGTTGATGAAATTAGTTAATTGAGATTTGTTCATTATAACTCCTATTTGGTTTATTTATAAATATCATTTATTAATCCGAAAATCAAAAAAACTTTTCCATTGATTTAATTTTCTTTTGTTCTACCTCGATAGTCTCTATCGGTGGTATGAATTCTTCTTTGTTCTTTGGATATACTTTACAATCGTGTTTCAATTGTTTTCTCATCTTTTTATTTTCTCTTGATGAACCTAAGAAATATAAGTATCTGTGTTTAGGTGCTTCTCTTTTTCTATAAAATGTATGTCCTATTTGTTCTTTCAAGTGTTCTACATTATGACTTCCGTATCTTGAAAATACCGTACGACTATGTATCCATTTGTGTGGCTCACCTAACGATACTGAATAGTTTGGCATTAATTGTATATCACGACAATCTTGATACAACCAATTTGTTGCTTGGTAAATCGTTCCTAAATGCATTTGTTCCGGGTCTGCATAACTGATTAACATTTTTATGTCTCTGGCATTTTGCTTTAACCACTTGAAAGATTTACCCATACTTAATGATTCAATATTTTTTCCGTATCCGTCATCAATATATAATCTTGTCAACTCTAATACTTGTTCTTTTTCTAATGTTGGTATCATAGATTTGACTGCGGAACGACCAACTGGATAACCATAAGTCATACAACCAATCAACTTAGTTTCTTTTCCGTCATAAAACTTGTGGTCTTGTTCTCCAACATAATAAATACCTAATGCATATCTACACATACTAAATGCGTGAGTATAGTGTTTTTCTATAATCATTTTCTTGGCTACTGAACTTGGTATTTCTTCAATATAAACTGAGTCTGCATTTACATACATTAAAAAAACCTATTCATTGATGTTGTTTTATCTTCTACTCCACCCCAATGCATTGCTTTATAAAACATACCGAGTTTCTTTGACATCGCTTGTTCATACATTTTGTTGTGGTCTATGTAATTCTTGATTAATTCTAATATTTCTTTTGGGTCCTCGTGTCCTTTGAACGCAATAGAGTCAAATCCAAACGAATTCTCTTTCAAATACACCCATTTAATTTTACTACCATTTGTAATCTTTTCATATTTCTTACCCTCATACCAATGGTCAATTAATGAATTGTAATTGATTGCTGCTTTGACGTGGACCGGCGCACCTTTCTTGTATTTACTAAATGATGATTCCTCATCTTTTACTTCATACTTTCCAATACCTTTCACACCGATTGGATTTGCCATAACTTCATAAGATAGATTATGCATATTTCTTTTGAACAATGATATTCTTTCATCTATCTTTTCTTTTGGAACATTTGCCAGAATATCGTCTAATACATTAGATAACAATTCTTTCATAGCGACTGCGAAATTACTTCTGATTGTATCCAATCCTTTAACGTGAATTTTATTTACTTTACGACCTGCGTCATTGATAATTCTTAATCCATATCGTTTCTTTGTAATGAACAAACCTGTCTTGGCAATTACCTCTTGTTTAATATCAAAAACGTGTTTATCAACATTACAAAACTTTTTACCAAAGTAATTATAAGACTTATTCAGATAGTCTTGAACCTCTGCACATATCTCCATAATTCTTTGTGTCATCATAGTTTCAGATAGTTCTTGATTTGGAAATCTTTTTTCAACTAATGGAACCGCAGATGCGAAAATAGAATCTGTATCAATGTAGATAACATAATCTTCATTAGTTCCTA